TGTGTATAAAGGCGAAATAAGGATGGGTGAGGTTATTTGGGGTTTTTCTTCTTGATGTTGTTAAAATGATTTTTGTTTTATATTTTTCAGGATTTTTATTTAAATCAGCCTGTAAGGCCTGATTATATTCTATGAATTTCTCTGGTGAGCTTGAGACTAGTTTGCGGATTGATTCGCGGGAGTCAAGGCCAATAGTCGTTGAAGTCCATACAGGTTCGGTGATACCGCATATGATAGCATTTTGCATGGAGTCATAATTTGCTTTCATTACGGAATACATCCTGTTTGCTAGATCAAGGTTTCTGTCAAAACCATAGTAAGTTGCGGCCGCAAGGGCCTCGAATGCAAATGGACCTAGTCCACTATCGTATTTGACAGCATCGGCTTCGAAATAGTATCCGCCCTTGATTTTAAAGTCTTCTAAAGATTCGAATAACTTTTGCATGTTTTGGTTTAAAATCATCCCGATACCCACTCCAGTTGTTCTCCAAGTGATTCTTTTGTTACGCTCTAATTGCACGATTTGATCGATGTAATAACTTGCTAAATCTTGAGATACGACAGACCGGGGGTCCTTAGGTTTGTCTGGGTCAGCAAGTTTTTCGGCGTTGACTACTTGGGATTTGAGGAAACCGTGATAATAACTAACTGGATATTCTCCTCTCCGTAATTTGGACAGTGCTGATTCAATTAAGACTTCATCCCAACCACAGTTGAATAACTGGGACCGTTTTTTGTACACGGATAGGAAGGGATTGCCCGGAGAGTACGACATTTTTTTATCGAGATAGAATTTAATAGCTTGCCCAGGTGTAAGTTTCATGTTACACAATGCTTCGGGGTATCGTTGGGCATAAGCTTGGACTATTTCCCACGCTAGGGCCTTTTGTTCGGGCGTGTTTGGAGACCATTTAGGTGTATAACGATTGTAGGTAGCACGATTCACTGCAGGGTGTTTCACTCCGAATAGGACACCGTCACCACCTTGTGGGACATCCAGTGAACGGTACAATTTGGCTCTTTCTTCAAAATCAGGATCAGTTACGTATTCACCAGGTTGGAAGCCGAGCAACTCAGCCTCTTTTGAAGTCATCATTGGTTTAAATACCCGGATATTACGTTGTAGACCTTGATAGAGAAGACCACCATATTGGTAATCATTGATTATTTTTGCCATGAATTGTGTGTTTTCAATGATTGAGGAAGATTCAACGAACCGGTTGGCGGTTTTCTTTTCATTCAGAATTGCCTTCCGGGAGGAGTAATCAAGTATTGTGGGCTTGATAGTATCGGGTATAGCCTGACAATTCAGGGCTATCGAAAAGAAGTGATCGGATGGTAATTGGGATGATGAGTGACATAAAAGGATTTGGTTATTGTGATGTAAAGATGGTAAATGTTTTTCTACGGCGGATTGGTAGATTGAATTTATTGTTTTGAAGTCGGATAATTTCCGGGCAGCCTGTAAGGCCAGCGAGGTTTCATCCATCAATGAATCAATATCTACTGTTTGATCGGGATAAAGATTGTGAGTTGTCGTTTTGCCGGAGTTAGTCGGTGAAATGATGGCAAGTAATTTGTGACGTGTTCCATAATGGTTATAAAAGGTCGTTTCCAGATCTTTGGTGAATGCAGCAAAATTTTCGATGGGGTCTGATCGAGTCCTGGCTTTGGTGTACGCAATTTCGGCTTCGAGATTGGCCCGTAGACTTAAAGCCGGTGTTTGAGCGAGTGTGGACAATGCCCATACAGACTTGATTCGTACCGCATAGTCTTCATCAAAAATATAATCGATGATGCTGGTAACGATTGTACAAAGTTCTAACCATAATGAAAGCGAGATGTTGTAGATATGGGATGCGATGTGTTTTAACAAAGATAAAACCCGTCTGAAATGAATTTCGACACGGCCAAAAAGGCGTTTAAACCAGAGCTCGACGTCATAGAGCGACGGAATTAATTTGTACAGGGGAGCCAACAGGTTGTGTATCTTATTCATAATTTGTACTATAAAGGATTTTCGGACGAATGAATCTTTATTATTGCGTGGAGGAGGTAGTATACAGGGTGTGAGTTTTGAGAAAGGAGAGTTATTGAAATCAATTACTAGCTGGTCTTTTAAATACTTCCTAACAGTGAGAAGACCTGCGTGAACGTAGTCATCGTGACTTAGAGGTTGGTTTGTCTCAATGAATGTTTCCTTGTCAAGTAATTGTTGATATTTAATAATGTTTTGGTGATCATTAGCCTGTAAGGCCGTGTCTAATCTTTCTTCGAGCCGTACAATTCTTGTTCGATTTTTGAACTTATAGTCAGTTAGTAATGTGCGGTCAGGAAGGACACAATGTAGCCTTGAGGTTTCTGACAGGTCAATAAGGGTGATAATATTTTCTATTAATTCAGTTTCGGAAAG